TCAGGCACCCCACTCGGTGTTGATGATTTGGTAAAAGACTTTCTAGAAAAGAATCCACACTTTGTTAGTGCAGCTCCGGCTACCACTAATACCAAATCAAACACAGGTGTGAATAGCACAAGTGAATTTGATCTCTCTAAATTGGATATGAAGAATCCTGCTCATAGACAACGCTATGCAGAGGCCAAAGCTAACGGTCTCATATAACGCCAAACATTTAGGAGAAATTCATGGCTAATAATACTACAATCAATAGCGAACTATTTACAAAACTGCTTGCAGAAGCTCAGTTCGCAGCATACGAGCAAAGTGTTGCTCGTCAGTTGGTAACGACTTTTGACGTTCCAGCAAACGCAGGTAAAGTACTACAAGTTCCTGTATATTCAGCGGTCACAGCAGGCGACCTAACTGAAGCAACTGCACCAAGTGCAGCTGACACAAACACAACATCTGTAGATATCACAATGGCTGAAATCGGTACTTACTTTGAAGTATCAGATATGCTACGTGACTCAGCAGAGCGTGACGTAATCGCAGACCTAGGCGCACAAGCAGGTCGTGCTATTGCAGAAAAAATGGACGAAGATGTGTTCGCACTATTCAACTCATTCACTGCAAGCGTAGGCACAGAAGACTCAGCAATCACTGTTGATAATATCTTTGAAGCAGTTGCAACACTTCGTGCAGCAAAAGTTACTGGTCCTTTGGCAGCAGTTCTTGGCCCACGTCAAGCACTACAGTTGAAGAAAGAACTTGCAACTTCAGGCGGTGCAAACCTAACAGCTAACGAAGTAGGTAACTCAGTACTACGTGGTTACTACATCGGTTCATTAGCAGGTTGCCAAATCTTTGAATCAAGCCTAGTTAAATCAGACCTTAACACTGACGCAGACGCTGAACTGAACATGGTAGGTGCAGTATTTGCTCCGACAGCGATGGGTCATGCAATGCGTGGCGGTATCAACATGGAAACACAGCGTCAGGCAGCTAAAAGATCAGAAGACATCATGATGACAGCCGTAAAAGGTGAAGCAATCTTGCAAAACGCACATGGTGTTAAAATCGTAGGTAGTGCTTCTGACTAAGGAGTAGGCAACTATGGCATTCATAATAGAAAATAGCGTAACAATATCTTTTGCAGAGTACGATGATGTAATTGCAAAGGATCAGCGTCTATTTGATAGCAATGAAGGCCTTACTGACACAGTAGTTGAAGATGCACTAATTAGAGCAACTGAAAGAATCCTTAACAAGATTCGCTCATCTGCTTGGTGGAGAGAATATTACGTCAAACGCGACCCAAGTCTTGTTCTTGTAACCCTTGCAGACATTCCGGCAGTAGATCCAGATAAGATCAAAGATCGTCAAAATGACTTTACTGATCTTTGTGTTTATTGGGCCCTAGCAGATTACATATTACCACAAGTTGAAAACTTCGGTGATGAAGGTGATGATGATAGAGCTAAAATGGGCTACTATGAAAATAGAAAAGAAAGCCTATATGCGGAATTGATTAGCGCAGGTGATTGGTATGATTTCGATGACGATGGAACTATCCAAAGTGACGAACAACAGCCAGGCACATACAACCTGAGAAGATACAGATGAGAACACAAGTTGTAGATGAATTAAAAAAATTGGCACTCACAGGATATACAATATCTAATGAACTGCCTTATGATGAATCAGGACTTGCTCTTTATCTCAAGAATCCAAAGAAGATTTATGTTGATAGGGAGAATGTAGAAATACTTCCCCTTATCACAACATTGAATTCAGCGGATATCTCAAATGAAACTACTACAGTCAGAGCTTACTACTCAATCGACGCAAAACAAACCCCAGCTAATTATGATTCAATAATTACCAGCCTACGCGGAATAAAATCAACAATAGTCCGCGACGGTGCTAATAGTAGAGAAGCGTTTGTCACTACTACTTACGAAGGTGATTTAATGGTCGTAGAGCTGGAGTATAGACTAACTAGAGTAATATAAAGGAAAAGCAACATGGCATACATTTATCCAGCACCAGGTGTAAATGGCGTAGAGATGACACTAGGCATAAGCGTAGCAGCAAACTCTGCGGCATCACCTGAACTAACACTGCCTGGTATCCAGGACGTGACAATAAATGCCGCTAATGATGTTTTTACTTGGACTCAACTCGATGAAGCTTCAAAGCTACAGATCGCTACTACTGCAACTAACTCAGTAACAATGAATATTGTTCTGGATCAGACTGCATGGTTTGGCGATACTGGTGAAACAGCTGGTGAAGCAGATTACTTAGGCGTATGGACACTGTCTGGCAACAAAACATTGCTTGACTTTGAAATTTACTTAGGTGACACTGACGGCGGAGCAACAGGTAAAACTATCAGCGGTAGTGGATACATTACAGGTCTAGCACCTACTGTATCTGCAGACGCACCAGTTTGGGTATCACCGATCACTATCACAGTGACAGGTAACTACACAGTTTCTTAATTGGAGCGTGAGAAGGCGGAATTGGGGGTTTTTTAGCCCCCTTTTCTTTTATCGACTAAATACAGTTGAAGGATATACAGATGAAAGATCTAATGGATAGCAAGTCAGACGAAGAATTACTTCTTTCTATGATTGCTGAAATTGCAAAAGCAGGTAATGAAATATCCTGTGCAAAAAGAGATATAGATAAAGCCACAAGCAGACTAAATTTCTTAGTTGTTTTGGCAAATAAATTGATTGAAAGAAGGAAGGTATAATGAAATTAAAAGAGTTGGCAAGACAGCCCGAACTAACAAAAGTTACAGTAGATAACGAATCTATTGTTCAAGCATACGGCGAACCACTAGAGTTTTGGATGTGGGACCGCCAAGATGTTCCTACCTATTTACAACTAGCACAATTAAAAGATGACCACAGTGCGATATTCAATGTCGTACGCAAACTCGTGTTGGATGAAGATGGAACGCCTGCTTTGAATGAAAAAGATACGTTGCCTATAGAGGTTATGATTCCTGTTGTAGAAAAAGCAATCTATCAATTGGGAAACATGAAACCCCAGACTTCGGAAACTTAACAACCGAAGTTGGCGTTTGGCTCACGTTAGACTTTACGGCTAAGCGTTATGGGGTACTGCCAAGTCGTTTATTGCAAGAGGGTGATACTTTGGATTTGAAATGTGCAGAAATAGCAGTTGGATACGAATCCTGGGTAACAAAGAATCCTGGTAAAAAGAATAATCATGGTTACAGCCAAGAGGATTTATTAGCACAATTGGAGACTGTTAGAAATGCGCAGAATAGGACCTGACAAGATAGGACCAAGAACTAGACAAATTAGTAGATTTCTTGAAACATTGCCAAGGAATATGCATCAAGAATTTGTTAGAGTTACACCTATTAGAACAGGTAACGCAAAGCGTAGCACAGACCTCAAGCAAAACGAAATCCAAGGTAATTATGATTATGCAAACAGACTGAACAATGGTTGGAGTCGTCAAGCTGAACAAGGTATGACAGATCCCACAATTGAATATGTCAGAGCAGAAATAAGGAAACTGAAGTAATGGCTACAATTAAAGACCGTTATATACTTGAAGTTGATACAGAGGGCGGCGTCCGTGGTATGAACAGTGCCGGAGCGGCGGCAGCAGGACTAGGTAGCAGATTAAAAGGCATAGGTCCTTTAGCAGTAGCAGCCGCAGGCGCTCTAGCAGGCATAGGTGCAGTTGCAGGTATCACAAACAAGATAGACGAAATGGACGAACTTGCCAAAAGTGCAAGACTTGCAGGTGCTGCCGCAGGCGAAGATGCATTTAGAGGCTTCCAAGTTTTACAACAGGCAATGGCCGAAGCAGGCATTGATGCTGCAACATTTGATAGAGCAATGCTGCAAACAACTTCAAGACTGCAAGAAGGTCTAGAAGGTGGCGAAGCATTTGCAGAAATTGTAGGCAAGCTAGGCGACAGTGTTACAACAGCAGATGGACAATTAGTTGATGGTGCAACAGCACTTCAAGCAATGATCAATGCACTAAATGAAGGCACAATTTCAACAGACGAATTTGCAAAAGTTGTTGGTGGTAGAGCAGGTCCTCTTATTCAACAGCAATTTGCAAGCCTTAACACAGATGCAGAAGCATTGGCAGCAACACTTGCAGACGTTGAAGCAAACTCAAACATCGTAAGTTTAGATGCGGCTAACAATGCTGAAGCATTCAATGACACAATGGGCAGATTACAAACTGTGGCAGGTAGATTAGGCACAGAAATAGTTGAAAAACTTTTACCACATCTTGTTGAATTAGCAGAAGGCGCACTACAACAACTACCAGGATTCATTGACGGTGTCAAAGATGCATTTGAAACACTAGAACCTGTGTTTGGTTTGATAGGCACTGTGATTACAGATTTAGTTGTGCCTGCATTACAAGTAATCTTTGAAGTACTAGGAAAAGTTGCAGAAGTTATTACACCACTTGCCGAAGCTGCAATACCTGCACTAAAAACAGGATTTGAAGCACTAGGTGCAGCAGTGCAAGGCATAATTGAATTCTTTAGAAGTGCAGCTGATGCATTAGGTGCAGTTTATGATAGAGCAATACAATTAAAAGATGCCACAACAGGTGCTTTTTCAAGTCTAAAAGACGGAGCAGTTGAATCAGCTAAAGACGCATATACCGGTGTTACACGTTGGTTCTCAGATATGTATGAGGAAGTAGTTGGCAACTCAATCGTACCTGACATGGCAAGTGGAGTGCTGAATAGTTTTGATAAAATGACAGGTGGCATGGTTGGCAAGATTGCTGAAGGCGTGCAAGGTGTTATTTCAGGATTTAGAGATGTTGCAAGTGCTATTGCAGGCAAGTTTGAAGACATTACAGGTATTTCATTATCAAACATAAGAAGCCAAGTTGGAACAATGGCAAGTGAAGTAGGTGCTAGAGTTGAAGGACTTGCCGCACAAGTTTCAAGCAGATTCCAAGGCATAAGAGAGAATGTTGGTAACTTTGCAAACAGAATAGGTGCTACAGATTTATTTGAAGGACTAGGAGAACGCTTTGCAGGTTTCTTTGCAAATGGTGGCAACATACCAAGTGGGCAATTTGGACTTGTTGGAGAAAGAGGTCCAGAACTTATAAGTGGTCCTGCAAATGTTTTACCACTAGATGTTCAAGGAACAGGAACACAGAGTGTAACGTACAATATCAACGCAGTAGATGCAAGAAGCTTTAGAGACCTAGTTGCTAGAGATCCTGCGTTTATTCATGCAGTAGCAAGTCAAGGGGCAGTTAGAATGCCACAAAGGAGAAGATTATGAGTTTCCAGTGGGTAATAGACAACGCTGAACAATTATCAATCAACAGAGTGCAGACAGCAGGTAGCACAATAGCAAGAGACGGTAGATACCGTGCAGTTCAAAGGGGAGCTAATCCTTATATCTTTACTGTTAAATTACCGGATGGTCCTCGTTGGAGTGACATATACACTAATATTGAAGCAATAGAAGCATTAGGAACATATACAGCAGAAACAGGTGTGCAAATAAAGTACTCAAAGTTTCCTTGGTTTTAAGGCAATGTTGCTCCTGCTTCAAATGACAGTTATGATCTAATTTGTGTTACAATGCCTAATTGGAATATATTCCAAAGAGACCAAGTTGCATGGAGTGGTCCTTTTGTATTTGTAGAGGATATAGTTTAATGGCGCAAATCAACCTTGATAGTAGAAACGCAGTAAGGGCAAGTTATTTGGTTGATTGGGAAGTTCCTTACTATAGAACAACACCTACAGGAGCAACATCAAACACCACACTAACATTTAGTGATGATGATCTTACAGTAATTGTAGGAGGTTTAACATATGTGCCACTAGGTAAATTACTACAAATTACTCCTAGTTCAAGTACAATTGGTGCTTCTACAAATACAATCAGCCTTACACTCAGCGGCGTGCCAGACACAGAAATTGGCGCAGTGCTTTATTCAAATATCAAAGGAACATTGATAAGAATCAACAGATATTTCTGGGATGCACAATCTACAACCACAAGTTTAGGTCCTGCACAAGGCAGATTCTTTGGCTATGTTGAAAGTTATTCAATAACAGATGATTATGATTATTATAACAGGAGTCAAACAGTAAGTGTTACACTTAATCTTAACAGTTGGGTAGATTATCTAGCAGGCAAAATGAATGCAAGACAAACAAATCCAAGAAGCATGGATTTACAATACCCAGGCGACACAAGTTTTGATAGAATACCTAAATTAAAAGACACAGAATTTAATTTTGGCGCAGGTAGATCACAGTCAAGCGGAACAACAAGGCAGACTTGGAGCAACACAACCGGAGGAATGATAGTATGAGTTTTATAAATCAAATCCAAGGTATTGCTAGAGGTATAAATGAAATAGTCAATAGTAACAACTTAGGTGGTACTATTGCTAGAAGTGTAATTGGTAACTTTGACAATGATTTTGTAAATAGATTCTTAAATCCAAGCAACAAAGGCAAACCTACGCAACAACCTAATCCAGGACAAAAAATTACACTAAATCCTGATATGCAAAATTATATACCTGTAATTTATGGAGAAGCATATACAGGAGGTATGATTACAGATGCAACCTTAACTGCTGATAATTTAACAATGTGGTATTGCATTACAATATCAGAAAAAACAGGCAATCTAATAGACGGTACTGCAAGTGTTATGACTTTCAAGGAAGCCTACTTTGATGGTATGCGTTTGACTTTTAAAAGCGACGGCGTCACTGTTGATACTGCAATGGACGAAGAAGGCAATACCTGCGACAATTATTCAGGCCTAATTCAAATATATCCTTTCAATGGAGACAGCGAATCTCCTACAGGATTTA